ATTAGAATTGTATTACAATCCTAAGGTCTTCAATCTGATCTTGATTTCTATTAATTCTTTTTCTATTATCCACAAAAAGAACTTCACCTGTATCCTTTATATATTCACTTGTATATAAAGATAAGACATCTGAACCTTGTATAGTTACGGGAATTGTAGTTTCGGCTACAATATCACCTGATGTATCAAAAGGCAAGAAATTGGAGAGGAATTGATCTTGCTGTTGATAGTAAATCTTTTTACCACCTAGATCAACATGCACAACTTGTGCTTTGGCACCTGAACTAACCTGAGATATGATTGTACCCGGATCGAACCCTTGAAGATTCACATCACTACCACTAATCTGAATATAATTTAAGCAGTCAATTGCTTCTTCATCTGCATAGACTAGAGCCACATCTTCGTTATCAATATCATCGGGTGAATCATCTGTTCTTCTTTGAGGATTCTTTATGATTGAAATCTGTCTATATGCTGCCACTGTTAAAGCCTCACCATCAACAGATTCTGCAAATCTTGCATAAACACCGGCATAATGAGCTGGAGTATGATTTGAAATATCATAACCAAAACCTTCAAGTGGCGCCAGAAGTGGGATTATCTTAATATCATCAATCTTTGTTCGATCACCATTTGTATCTACACTGTAAACTGTGATGGTGGCTTTTTTGTATCCGGCAGGTGCATTTGTATAAGAATTAACCGTATAATACAATTTATCGATGCCCGAACCAGATGCGGGGCCTTCGATTGTAAATCTACCATCGATGGTTCCAGTAGTTCCATCACTATCTACAATTAAGACATCGGCGATCTTAGTGCCAGTTGAATCGATACCCTCAAGAACAATATCAACCTTGTCTAAGTCTACTGTACCAGTTGTTTGTTCGATCTTGAATCCATAAACCAAGCCTCCTGTCGCAGCCAACGCTGCTGCTATCTCAGTTGAATCAGTCAATGCATCGGGTGAAACACTTATAAATTGATCATTATCTAATTTAGAATTAGATGATAAAGCGCCAATATAAGCCCAAACATAACCATCACCACGATCATCGCCAACCTTTTGTGTGGCTGATTGGAATGTGCCATTATCGACATGAGGTGAGAGTGATGATTCTCCGATAGTACCATTTCCATCAGTATTATTTTCAATGCAAAGATAAATTTTATCATCACTTACTGTTATAGATGGATATAGATTACCCTCAAGTTCAAAGGTAAGAGGATCGGTTGGATCATATCTTTTATATCTTCTATCTTGAGACCATAGATTCTTGGGAATCATTGGCGAACTTTCCTTAACTTTCACCAAGGTCATCAATTCGTCGCGCACATCTTGTTCTTCAGCAAGTGTCACTTGTGGAAGAGGTTCAGTAAACAATGAGCTCTCCTCGGATATTGGAGGTGTGCCAGGGTTATTAGGCCAAGGAATGAGTCTTCCTATACCAATGTAATAGTTGTTACTAGGATTATCGATGCCAGACTGAAAATCTCCGACAGCGTTTTTTCTAAATGTTGGGGTTATAATAGCACTCATATTTTTTTAATTAAATCTTTCTTTGTTTATTTATACAATTTTTATTAGTCATCAAAGCCAAATGTCGTTATTGCTGTGAAGTTATCTGCGGTATCAGATGCTCCTGTTGTGACTTTAACTCTATCAATTGGTTCAGAGGGTCGGGCTTCCACGGTCGTATCAAAGAACTCAGCCTCAACAGTCTTGATAAGTGGCTTGGTGGTAGTTAGTCCATAGAACTTAATTTTCATTTTAAAATCAAGGGTATGGATAATGGTTCTTCTTGTTTCGAAATCCCCTTCATACTCATCTTGAAAAGAAATACTCTCAAGAATAATAGGCACATCAGCAGATGAATTGGGACCATTCATATCTTTGATAGCTACGGTATATTCTGGTGTGAATGTGGGAAGAATCTGCTCCATAATTTGAAGAGCCTCATCTTGAGTCTTAGAAAGAATATTTAATTGCATACCTAGTATATAAGGCACACTTTGATTTATGACATCTTTGCCAGTTACAGTATCATTGAAATATATCTTATTATTCTTATTTAAATTTGTAGTGGGGTCATAGGATATATCTGTGATCTCAAAACTCATTCTTGGAACTTTGATCGCAACTGATTCATCTCTTTTATCTGATTCTATACTGGCAAGGAATTTTTGTCTTGGCCCATAAGAGATTGGTACTCTTTCTTCTGTGCTATTATATTTACGGACACGAATATTATTGAATATCGTTCCAAATACAGCAACAGATTTTCTTATTGTCTGATTATAAAAATGTGTTCCACTAAGCATTATCGGGTATTCCAAATGGGTTTAATTCTGAGAAATCTATGAAATTATTACCAATATCTTCAAACTCAGAACTCTGATCGGTTCCGTAGGTATCACTGGCTTTAATAGGCTCAAAGGTATCAATCGAAAGAATTGGTGTAACGGCAAATGATGACACATTAACAAGGTTACCATTCGAACCATTAGTGGGTTTGAAGTTGGAATTAGAACCATCGTCGGCACTTATTCCAGTTACATCAATGATCGAACCTGCTGGAGAATCTAGATTGTCACCAATCAGTTCTGCGATCTCACCATTAACAGTAAGACCTAGTTGATACTGTGTAACATTATCCCCAACTGCAAATTCTGTTGTCGCACCAGTGATCAATCTTGTTCTGGAGCCAAATTGGCTTTCAAATGCATCAATCTCTTCAACACCGGTATCAATTGCCTCATTACCATATTCAAAGGCTTCTATCTTGAGCTTGAATACAGGAAGATTTTGTAATTGATAGAATGGTGTCTCTTGTTCGACATATTTGATTTCAAATAGTGTATTGACCATTGGGAAGAAGATGATATCACCTTCTTGTGGTCTAGCCTCGACAGGATTCTGGAATCTACCGACAAGCTGTTCCCATCTCTTATTAGAAATTACCAATGTGGCTTGGTCTCTTATCTCTAATCCAAATTTGGATAGAAGATCACCCTCACCTTCGAAGCCATCTACATTCTCTACATAAGCCTCGATCATGTACGAGGAACCGAATTCCGATAGAGAAGCCTCATTAAAGATACCGTCTTCTTTAATTATTTTACGAGGCAGATAGTACACATCGTGCCCGTAAATGCGAAGACCTTCGATAATTATATCTTCGTAAATTCTTTGTTCAGAATTTGTCCCTTGACTGAAATATACATTTCTTGGCATATCATTATTTATCCAACAAAGAAGTGAGGTGGCATCTCGTAGGTGAGTTGCATTTCTTCTTCGATCTTTTCAATATCTTGTATAGCGTCGTCATAAATTTGGCGACCATTTAAAGTAACTCCACCTGGAAGTTGCATACCTTCAAATTTAATTAGATTCAAGCCCCATTGGCGTTTAATGAGAGCGGTTGAATATTTTTTGAGGAATCTATCATTATAAACATCTGTGTATGTATCGGGATCGAGTGTTTGATATCCTTCAACAATGATGTAGTCATCTACAGAAAGATTTGCTTCCCAATCAATTTCGATTGCCAATCTATCGGCATGTCTTGTAAATGTTGAGATGTGTTGCATACCACTAATCTGTCGGTCGATCAATGAAAGATATTGTTGACTCATCTCATAGGTCAATAATCCACCGCCGGCATTCTGCATATCAAATATATCATTAAGATGAATCTGATAATCCACGGAAAACATTCCTGTGCCTGTTGTTCCACCATCGATAGGAAAAACTCTATTCACAAAAAGCATTTTATCAGGTAGATCAATGTATCGATTATCTATATCGTCCTGTGTAACTTTCTTTTTTAGATAAGTTCTGACAACGGCATCTGAATGATACTCTTGATAAAATTGAAGTGCCTCATCTATGCGATCAGAAACCTGATCTTCGTCTACATTGATTTCGATCACTGGCGCACCCAATGAGCGCATGCAATAATCGATTAATGTTTGTCTTGAATTTGGTTTAGCCATGTCTCTATTTATATTAAGCTCCAAGGGTCACACGAGGGGTGACTTCTACTTGTCCTTCAATCACTCGTGTGACGATTGATGGTGAGTCTGGTGAAAGTATTTCGAGATCATAAACATATCTTCCAGACTTTAATAAGCCTGTCTGAGCCGCGGTGAGATTACAAACTAATTCTTTATTGACACTATCAAGGGTGACCGTAAAATCTGTCTTTGCACTTGAATTGTATGTCTTTCTAATCTGACCTCTGCCCGTATAATTTGTTAGAACTAAGGAACCAACTATTGGGTTGAGATCAATCATGACACTAAAATCCGATCCCTGATCGATAAATAAATTTTTATATGTAGCCATGGTTCTATTTATATGATTTGATCACATATATATCAGAATCATTTACCATACATTTACTTACAATGGTAGATAATTCACTCATACTCTTCATATAATGTCTAGCATGAGCCATGTAACAGATATCTTTATCGGGTTCACTAGACGAATATATGTTCATTTCCTTTCCGACATCCTCTGTCTGCTTCTTGATATTCTCTAAGATAGTAAAGTTATCATTCTTTACCTTGTCAGAATAGTAATATTCACCAGTCAGATCATTTGCACCGAAGTGTAGTGCCACAACAAAGGTTACCTTATCAAATTTATCGGGGTTTAGATTATCCCAAAATCCTTTGTACATATCATTGATTGCTTCAAAGCCAGGGCAATAATCTCCTTCTCCCACAACATCACCCATTCGGAGGTGCACGACCAATTCATTTTCTTCTGGAATGGGATAATTGTATTTCTCTGTATGTTTTTCTATAAGACTTTTAAGAAGAATGTAATCCCACTCTTTCTCTTTTTCCATAAGATAATCAAACATTATGGTGTCTTTAAACTTTGGATTGGATAGTATCTCTTCTCTATCCCTTTCCCATCTCACACCTCTTTGGTGTATCAGATCTGTTACCCTATAAACAGAATTGTTCGATAATATTTTTACTTTATTTTCCAAACTCATAATTAAATGCAGCTATGTCTTCTGCATATCTTTGTGCGACTATTTCTCTCGTCTCATCATTATAATATTCAGTGTACAACTTATGATTTCCTTTATTTCCCCATCCAATATCTTTTCTAGGTGCACCTATACAATCGCATATATAATTAAAATCCTCTTGTAAGTTCTCTGTCTTACCTATATAATCCACATCACCAGCAAAATCTTTCATGGGTAAAAAAGAATTGGCCCATAATTTATTATCGCATTCTTTTATAAATTGATCGAATGTCTTTCTGTAAGGATTAAAATTTTTCTCATGATATTCTTTCTTCCACATTTCTTCACTGGCACCTTGGTTGATATGAAAATATAAAGAGACCAATCTTGCCCAAGGGTTTCGTATGAAAGTAAATCTAAAGTAATTATCATACTTATGAGGTATCAGGTCTGCAATTGTCTCACATCTCATATGATTTGGGTCTTCACCTGGACATTTATCCTTGGTAAATTTAATGTAGTTTGGGTCGATTACAGCGATCCCATTTTTCTCCATCGTAGCACCACCTATCTTCTGCTGTCTGATGAATATAAATTTATACTTATCTGATAAAATCATTTTTTTTTATTCTCCGAATTTATAGTTGAATATCTCAATATCTTTTGCAAATTTTTTAGATACAATCTCTACCATCTCTTCATCATAATATTCTGTGTAAGGAATATGCTTATATTGACCCATCATCTGATGAGATAATTTCTTTTTAGGTAGGTCAGCAGCAGAGGAATGAGCATTTATCAACTCAATCATTGAATCAAAATCCTTTTGTAGATTCTCATATGAAAAAGCAAAGAATTTAGGGTCATTAAAATCTAACCACTTATGTTGATAAGCATGAAAATCATTTGATTTTTTCATATACTGGTCACTTTTGATCCATTCTTTAAATGAATTTCCAGAATCTCCCAATTGCCAAGTCGCCGCGGGGCATTTGCTCTCGTCTCTGCGCCTTAATTTGAAATGATAAATTGATAATTCTCTATCCCAAGGGTTTCGTATGAAAGCAAATTTGATATAATCATCATAATTATATTCTATTGTTTCGAAATGTTTTTTAACAGCATTAAAGTCATTATGGTGATGATTCCATTGACGTGGCTTCGGCGTCCCGACAGTGATATTTTCATCGTAGTCATCTTTCAAAACTCTATAAAAATAATCACGAATAGATGAACTACCTGTCTTATTGATGGCGTAAAAAATAAATTTGTGTTTATGTGATATTCTCATTTTCCAAACTCGTAATTAAATAATTTTATATCTCTGAAGTAAAGTTTTCTTATAGCCTTAATAGTCTTATCATTATAATATTCTGTATAATGTTTCTTATTGCGGGTAGCATTAAGATGAGGTAGTTCTATATCATCCTCTCCAATATTTATCAATAGTTGTTTAAAATCTTCATCTAGATTTTCATATTTTCCAATGAAATCAATTTTTCTATTCAAGAAATGTGTTAATCTTTTAAAGTGTGTTTGTTGAAGAATTTCATGTATCGGAGTATCTAATAAAAATTCTTCGAAGTCTCTTCCTTTAATTAGATTCTTCGCTGCCAATTTATCTACATCGTTCATTCCACCGTCTTTCAAGAAAAGATAAGCGCTGAGGAATCTATCCCAAGGGTTACGAACAAAGGAGAAGAGATAGTAATCTAATATTTTTTTCTCTCGCCAGTAATAATTGGCGGGCTGATGACTATGAACATGGATACCAAAAGCATCTACAATTGAATTGCCAGCACACTTTGGTATATGTATGAATACGCACTTTCTCTTATCATCTACCATTCAAAATATTTATAATTCTTATAATCAAGAGGTGGATAGATATTTTTATTTTCAAACAATCGCTTTGATGCATTTATCTTATGAAAGTGGTACATATTAAGATCACTCTTTATATTGTAGCCATTTGTGATCGAAGGGCTATGAATCTTGATTGAATTCTTATAAGATTCTACTTTATATATGTTCTTCGCTCTTGTCGGGTATTCTAATGGATCATCATAGTGTAATGTATTCTTCTCAAAGCCTGATTTAGCCCAGCAGTTTCTGAAACCAAATACCTCTACATCAGAGTATTTGAGAATCATTTCTCTCAATGTGCCATCATTCCATTCAAGGAATTCATCAAAATCACAGAATAGCATATAATGATCATTGAATAGATGGAAGGCATGATTTATCTGCGCCGGCTGTGCATGATGACCATACTTATAGTGTGAGCCTTCTGGTGGCTTTTGTAATAAAGGAAAATTTACATAACGAAAATCCCAATTAATCAGTGTGACATCATCATTCTCAAGAATTTTTATTTGATCATCACTCAATATGCCATTATAATAAATATAAAAATGATCTGCTCCTTGAGCCTTGTAGTAATTATACCATCTCTCATACTCTTCAATATCATATTTAAATAGTGTCGAGACAGAAAATAATTTTTTCTCTTCTACATGAGGAACTAATTGAAATGTTTCATGTATATCTTTCAGCTTGATGCTGACATCATTAATATCCAAGACATTCTTTATCTCATACTTTGTTATCCAGAAGGGTTCACCGTTCTCTGTTTCGGTTCGCCAATCTAAAGATACTTTATTTTCTGTAAGTTTAACTGGTTCGCCGTTTACCCTTATCACCCATTTTTCTAATCTTGGTCTGGGTTTATAATAGACTGGCTTTATTATATAAAGCAGATTATCTTTAATAAACACATCAAAATATAAGATGTCTTTATCATCTATGTAACAAGATTGAATATTATAGAATTCCATCATTTGATCTTTAGAATATAAGCAGTTTGATACATGCTGTGATAATAGGGTATAATTTCAATGATATCGAAAATTTTATTGAGTCTAGAAAGAATAAATTCATTTGAATACCATACACCAGTTCGCCATGGTCCATCATTGAATGTTAATTTCCCAAAAGGTTCTTTTAAATCTTTTATAAGGCCAAGAGCCTTGCGAGGACCTGTATATATACACTTTCCCATTTCATTATATTTTGGAGGATTTATTTTTTCTAAGTTCTCTATTGCTCTCTCATCATTAATAGATATGATAGCCAGTCCTCTATCTTTATTCATCACCCGAGCTAATTCTAAAAGCCATGCATCCGCGAGTTCGGCGATATGAGTAAATACAGATTCCGCAAAGATAAAATTAAAAGAATCATCTCGAAATGGCAAGTGCGGTGAGGTAGTATTCATAAAGAAATTCAGATTACTGGGCAAATTCTGTTGAGCCCAAGTGATGGCGGGACCATCTATATCCACACCCCAAACATCCACACCCCTTGATGCTTCGGGTTCAAACCATCGAATCAATCTGCCCGAAGAACAACCAAATTCCATGATCTTGTCGCCTTCTTTTAGTTCTCCTAAATGTTTTTCAAAAGATTTTCGATATGTTTCGGCATTTATTGATGCTTGGTAAATATATAAATCATCATGATTTAAATTATACCAGTGTCTCATCCTACCATCTGGTGGACATATAGAATTTGACTCTTTTTCTTTTCCCGAATTAAGAGATATATGATTTATATCAGTATCATTATTAATAAAGATGCCAGAATTTGATGTAGATTCATTACTCATTCACTTTTTTATTTAATTTTTCTATTCTTTTTATGGATTCTTTTACCATATCATTTCCTGCGCTTTTTAATATTTCATTTCCCTGCATTAAATTGTCTATAACAATCTGAGAATTATCTTTCTTTACACTCTCATTTATATAAGTTTTAATATCATCAATTCCGAATATATTTATACCTTTTAATCCTAATTTATGAAACTTATGATCTGGTGGGAAATTAAAGATGGGTACATTCAATGAGAATACTGCATCGAATATCTTCTCTGTGATATAATTAGGTGCAAGGGTATTTTCCATAGAGAGAAGATACCGTGAACTCATACAGGATTTCATTTTATGATAGTGCCATGATCTATTATCTCTTGCGTTTGAAACACAAGTTTTACCAGACTGTATCGACCATCCTTTTCCATCAAGGTGATTTTCTTTATCTTTTCCTATCTCTTGTGCTATCTTAGACCTGCGAACAATATTACATTCATCGTATACCTTTGATACCTTTTTTTCGAATCTTCCATTTGCTTTACCCACGAGCCCTTGGATATTTATTGGTCTCTTTCTCCATATACCAACAAGTTCTTTATCTGTCTTATATGACCACTGACTCGACATAGTGATATATTTCGCCACAATATCTGGGTGATGAGTGAGATAATATGGTAGTGTGTCGAATTCAAAGATATCACTATTAAAATGATTCAACTGTGTTATCTCATGACCGTTCCATTCAATCACATTCTCTTTTAATTTCTCTGGTGTGCCCACATTCGAATATAAATCCCATATAGGTTCATCCGAAAAAGAATAGAGTCGTGCATTGATCTTTTCTTTTCTCTGAAGGAAATCATGTTGATGATAGAATGGATCGGTCAATAGGATAATATCTGCATCATCCATATCTTCAACCACTCTAAAAACCCTTTCAATTCTCCACCTGTAATTAGATGAATTATAAATGGATGCCTTCTCTGTTACACTCAGAAATAATTTTTTCTTCATCCTGTGATATATGCGGTATATAATTGATGTGCGGGTTCTTCCACTATCTCATTGGCTATCTTAAATAAATTTTCTCTCATCTGCCTAGATTTTTTTAGATATGAAGTTAATACTTTGTCCAGATTATTAAGGTCTTTACTTTTTATAATAACACAATTATCTTTTAGATCAGCAGATCGGGTTTTGTAAAGTTCGGGCAGATTATCAATGAATACGGGGATCGATCCTGCATTGATTGCCTCCCATATACGAATACTGTTATGACCTGTTCCTGTTGGACATAGACAAAAATGTGAATCCGATAATTGTTTTATATATGATTTGTCCACAAAGATTTTCCCCTCTGTTTCATTCAATTCAAAGCCATCCTTTCGAAATTTACTATAATACCAACGATCAATGATTCTTATATTATTATTTTCTACTTTGGCTATCTTCGGTCGTATATCATCGATATACATATCACTATCACCACAACCAGAAAAACAAAATAATTCTTTTCTTTTCTTAAAATATTTTTTTTCTTTCAGAGGCTTTTCGATCTGAATAGGGTGAAGATAATAAGGTTTAACATTATGCTTTCTCTTAAAGGTATTCTCCCACGGTTTTGAATAGAATAAATTATTCTCATTATAATTTCCCACACTAAGAGAGCGATCACATAGATGAGACCAGAATACAGTATCAACTCTGAATTTACTAAAGCATCTTTCGTAGATAAAAGGAGATGTGAGTGCTACATGCTGATGAACAGTTAATACCTTATTGTATGTGCCTTTCATCTCTTTCAATCGCGCTTGTATTTTCTTCAATTCCACCAGAAGAGCGCAGTATGTCTTATAAGATTTTTTACAATCTTGCACACCTACGTGTTGCATATAAGAATCGATATATTGTGCCCAAGGGAATCCGATATAAACATTAGGGCTATCAACAAACCTATCGATTTCCTTCATGTGTTGTAGTGCCTTCCATTCTGTGGAATTTGGCTTTTGGAAATACTCGTCAATTGATATTATCATAATTAAGAATATGTATTTATAAATTCTTATACATATAATCCACCAAAGATGGTTTCGCGAAAGAGTTTCTTCGGAATATATCTATGGGGCTTAATCATTAATTTTGTATTGATATAGTTGGAAATGACATCTTCAGTATTTTTCTCTATCTGATCTGCATTGGGTGAAGGGCCATGCATCGCGATGAATGTTATGTCTACCTCTGCATGTGAAAAAGAATGTGCTTTTTCTCTACCATTCAAATGATTCGTTACACTTGACAAATGTATACCCCAATGTCTATTAGGAAATTTTATATCTTGAATAGGAAGTTTATATTTATTATATACTGGAGTTTCCATTGAATCATTGTGTCTTAAATATCTTTCATTACAAATATGATGAACGATATACTTATTCATTTTTCCACTTATCTTTCTATAATCTCCAGGTTGTATCTTATCCAGAATCCGAGCGCTTGTCACGAAAGGTGCTATCCATACTTTCTCATGAGGCTTTTCACTAATGAAATTTGTATAATTATGGTATGGATAAAAAGTAATATCATCTGCACATTTGTGTTCTTTTATCTCATTATTATTTTGAATCTCATCAAGATCGCTAAATCTTATCAGATCATCAGGCTGAGTAATATTGAGTATATGTTCTTTAAAGATTGAACGATGATAGTGTTCTACTTCCCATCTATTGGTTTTAACAAAGATGGATTTGCCCGTGCTTACTGTCGATCTAAAATCACCCCAAGTTGGCTTGGGTAATTGCACCTTAAAATAGATAATCCTATCAAGGTATTTTTCAAATAGATGTTTATATCTTTCGAAGTAATATGGCTTTTCCAAGCCACTGTGTGTTTTATCACCTTCACATATGACAACATAATCAAACACTTTAAGATCGTGCTTGATTCTCAATTCTAATAACCATATTTCATTATTGAATAAAAGGCAATTATACTTTTTCATTATATATCTATTCGACCAATATCAACCATAACTCCAAATCGAGGCTTTCCATCTGGTGTTAGATTCTGATATCGAATAGTTGCCATCTGACCAATGAATTCACTTCTCTTTTCCAAGAGTTCTGTAAAGTATTCGTGAGTTCCTTGCATCGATGCTTCGAATTCTACACCATCCTTCGTCACACAACGGACTCGACCAGCCATAGTGGCTCGCATACCCTTACCCGCGGTGATATCAATCACCTTGAATTCATCATCCGTGAACTGTTTATATTTAAGAAGTTTCTTTGATCGAGTATGTTCATAAACCATAGATGGATCACGTAACATAATTCCTTCGTAACCTTCTTCAATGCACTCAGCATGATATTCATCAATCTGATCATGTGTAATCAATTTATTAAGAACAGGAACTACAAAATCGTGATCGGTAAATTCATAATGAATAAAATCATATCGATCCATGAAGTCTTTATTAGAATCATCTTGATCATAGATATCAAAGATGTATAACTTCAACTTGTCTTTAATCTCATCCCAGTCCTCGTCCTTGATAGATTTCTCTTTAGTCTTACGAGCAAGAGATGTAATCTTATTAAAATCATTGTGAAGTCGGTGACAGTATAGTTCACCATCAAGAACCATATTTGGAAATTCATCAAAGAAATCTTTCAGACTCTCTTCAATAAACTTTGTAGTCACATACTGTTTTCCATTACGTGTGAATGCTCCATCTTTTGTGATGATACAACGAAGACCATCAAGCTTTGGCGAACCCATAATCTTTTTAGGCATCTTCTTACAATGTGATTCCCATTTATGTGCAAGTGTGCATTCGAAATAACCCTTTCCTTTATCGACATCATTGATATTGGTTGTGTAACCATCATACTTTTGTCGATCTTCCCACTTACGGCGAGCAATAAACTTCGCTTGTTCAGAAGGACTCATTTCATTTGAGCGTCCAACATTCTTCGCTTCACATAGAGTTGGAACACCGACAGTAATCTTTCCATCCACCTGTCCATGCTCAGTCCAGTATTTATCTCCTTCAACAAATACTTCCCATTGTTGAATAGCGCCAGTCTTTGACTTTTTGTATAGTTTTTCCATTATATTAGTTTTTTAAATATTTCAATTGTCTTTCTTACATCATATAGAGCATCATGTGCATCATTATCTTCATCAAATTCAATTCCAAGGAATTCACATATAGTGCATAATCTGAAATTCTCAATCTTATGTCTATTATCTCTGATCAAGAAAGCGAACTCTCTCATCACACAGAGACTTGGATTCCAAAACCATGCGCCATAATAATTATCTCCACATCGATCAAACAGTAATCGAACAAAGTCTTCATCGAATTGAGAATTGTAAGCAACGAACTGAGCCTTATCACTTCTATCATACCTATTAATATGCTTGCCTAGAAAATCACAGAAAACTTTATGCGCCTCTTTCATGCTATATTCATTAGTTGATAAATCATCAACTGTCTTATGACAAACAGCAATAGCAGCAGGATCAATTGTGTCTATCATCTCTGGTCGAATCGTGATGTTGATATCATCTAATATCTCAGATGCATCTTCATTAGTCACAATAGCCGCGAGTTGAGTAATCTCGTGTCTTTCTCTAATAATCCCAGTTGTTTCGGTATCAATGAATATCAGTTTTGTCATAGTATATTAATGTAATCTTTCAAGTTTTTCTCTGTATTCCAACCCAAGGCTTTTGTTTTATCTGTTATGACATCGCCTGTCATTCTATTGCCTTTTCTTTCAGGCAACATTTGAATGTCACCATTTAACATTTTTGCGACATCTAAAACAGAATAAGATTCCTCTGATCCAATTCCATAGCCATCACCTTCACCGTGTTCGCCGATTAATACAAGAGCATCAATGATATCATCAATGTGTGTGAAATTTCTTTTTTGGGTGCCGGGTGATACGACGGTCAATTTCTCGCCTTTCTCTATCTTATCTCTGAATAGAGCGATAAGTGTAGCATACTTCCCTTCTTTGATTTCTCGACCTCCATAGACATTATAGAAATATGTTATGGCATACGGGATATCATACCACTTGCCGTAGTTCATCACCAGTTCGGTATTCTTAGCCTTACTGAAAGCATAAGGTGAGTCATTTGCACCGTTATCGCTGAATTTTGTGCTACTGCCAGCATAGACGAGCTTGGCTCCGATCTCTCTTACATATTCAAGCACTTCGATGGTTCCTTTTGTATTATATTCGTGGACAAGTCGAACATCACTAAAACTCTGTTCGACACGAGAATATTCACCTAGATGATATACAATATCGGGTGTTCTCATAATGGGTGCATAATGAATATCGCATGTAGGAGCATTAATATAATTAACTCCATCGATATGATTATCAATTGAGCCAGTAAAATAATTATCTAGGCTTGTGACATTATATCCATCTTTATGTAATCTCTCACACAGATGGCTTCCGATGAAACCTGCACCACCCGTTACTAATATGTTTTTTTCTCTCATAGTAAACTTAACCAGAAACATAGACAAACAAAGGAGGCTGTTAGAAACACTCCAATAAATATCTTCTCTCTTAATTGCAATCTGTTTTTATTATTATTATTTAATGAATCTTTCATTTTTTGTATTTATAGTACACTGAAATCATTGCGATCACCGAAATGCCACTCAAGATATAATTGATGCACAGCCAGAAATCAAATCCAAATCGAAGAAGAGCATAACCCAGAGCTGCACAATATCCAATGATAGACATGAAACAAAGCCAGATACTTACATCTTCGACCGATCGAGTTTTAATTGATTTGTAAATTTGGGGCCAGAAGCACCCAATGAAACAAACATTATAGATTATTCCTAGAACATTTTCAAGCCACATATTCGTAAATTTCCTTCCAGTTATTGACCCGTGTTACACGATCATCAAGTATAGCATCTTTATTATAGATGTGATTTAAGAGAAATGTGTTGAGACCCATTGTTGCTCCAAGGTCTGCATTCTGGGGTTTATCTTCCACCCAAATAAAATCTGAATCTCGATATCGTTCAAGTGCTTCATCTTTATCATCTCCACATCCGAGGCAGACAACACGTTCAAAGATGCCTTCACCAAAGATTCGATCAAGATTCTGTTCACGAAGTTTGATAGCCCAAGGATCATCACTCATAGATGTAATACAATGAAATACTGCACCATGTTCTTCATGTAATTTCCGAACATACTTCACAGCATCTCGCATAGGAGGTAAGAATCCAACCGCGGCTGATTCACAGAACGTTCTACATAGTTCTTGAGATTCATCTCGTGGGATTCCATAACACTTATCCATAGCATATTCATTAGGATTCTTTTGGCGATATCCTTTGCGATGCATCCACCAGTGATAACTTTGAGCCCAATTCAAAAGGACTCCATCTGCGTCTGTCAATATAATCATAATTTATTAAGCGCGGATAATATCCGATTTCTTGATGTATTCAAGACCACGCCCTCCATTTCCAGTTTGAACGATGATTTCATCACCATCCATAATTTTAAATACTGTGCCACTACCAATCATATTGCCACAGGAAAATAGGATGTCCTCACCCAATCTTAGTTCATCATCATTCATATCGTTTATTATATATTCTTTTTTCATTATAGTCAATTAAAATTGTTTCATTACAGATTTGTGCCCTTTCCGAGGCACATAGTATTTCTTGTTTTTAGCCCAAGATTCATTATTGAATATTTGTATCTCGCCCGCAGTCTTGTGACCATAGACCATCACGCCGCGGCGATTCTTAACCAATTCACGTGGTGGTGGCTCATCGAGCCCCAGTAGTTGTCTTACTATTTTAGATTTTTCTATCATTGTTTAAAATTGGTGGGCCCGGTGGGATTCGAACCCACGGCCAAGGGATTATGAGTCCCCTGCTCTAACCGCTGAGCTACAGGCCCGAATAACATAATTATATTAAAGGATAAATTGGGTTTTCGATCTTTTTCCAACCGATTGATTCGCATAAAAAATGCTCTCCATCTACTACGACTACATCACCGGTCGATAAAGAATAATGTTTTTGTGCACGAAAATCATTTGCGATGTTGAGTTCGACTTCGCTTAGCATTTCTTCAGGTGCATTTAAAATGTGAAACATGAGTTCAGCAGCTTCTTCGGCAAAACGTTCCTTTTTAATTTGAGGAATGGTCGCCTCGTAGATTTTGGAACGAGTAGTATTTTTGTCTGCGTCCCATTGATCTCTGCGATTAGTTGGTCGGTGAATTTCGATCTTATTCATAATTATTTTTTCTCATCACGATAGATTTCAGATTTCCAGTATGCGAAACCAGTGTCGGTGTGAGAGACTGTTTCTCCATTAGTATCGATCAGACCCTTTTTCACAAGAGAAGCAACAATGCCTGGGAGTGAGGCAGATGATGGATATTCCATATCATCATAGATATATCCGACATCGATGCAATTGCACCAAGTGACGGTATCGTTGGCGGTCTCAGGCACCCCATAATTCATTGCATTATACTCATTCTGAGCGATGAGCTGAAGGACGGTTTTTTCTTTTTTAGTTGTATTCATTATCAATCTTATATGTATATTATACCATAAAATCGACAATTTGTCAACACAGATAACTCGTTGACCATCAAGGGGTTACAAAAGACTTTTCCGACCTGCCTAAAAATTTACAACTTGTTGATAATCAACTAGTTATACATTAAGAAGGATTATCTACTAAAATTAAATCAAAAGTTGCACCTGCACCACATTGATTACCTGCAACTGCTCTTACTTCGATATCAGTCTTCTCTTCAAACTTAAGAGGTACGGGATAACTGTGATCGGTACTCCGACCTGATTAATGAAGTTTAGAATGTCTCCGGTCATATTGTTTGATAATATTCGTTAATGTCTCTTTCAAAGTCTGCTCTATTTGTAAACTGATTCTCTTCAAAGAAAATCATTTCTTTAATAGCACCCATAAATGGATTACCAAATGGATTACCAACTGGGCTGATGATATTATCTGAAGCACTTGCATCGTCAATCGAGGAGAAATCTAAAGGAGTGTTATTATATTCATTTGGTTTTTCAACACCATTGACAAATACATATGCTTGTGATCCATCATCGATTAATGATGTAAAGATTCTGTATTGATTATCACCAAAGGCCTCATATGTTATAAATTTTTTGGTTGCAGATTTTTCAACACCGTCTCTAGCCTGAAATATATATTGTCCACCATTCGAAAATGAAATCTGATGCTGTACTCCATTATTCTTACTTCTCAATAATACTTGTGGGAGCGCAGTATCGGAAGAACTATGTCGGCAGACGATGAATGATGCGAACCCCTTTATTGCAGGATTAACATCTAATTCAAAATGTGCATTCAATCTATCATTAGATGTATCGAAATCAATCTCACCAAGATAACCTAAAGTAGCATCGACAATCTTAGGTTGAAATATTTTAGCGTGCATCGTGAGCATACCACCTTTACCACTTTCGTGATACCAACCGTCATCGAAACTTTCAAATTCTGGTGTTCCTGTTCCGTATGGGCCAACAACCCAATTATTTTCTATTTCAAATGGATAGGTTGTACCTGGATTTGTCTGAGTGTGATAATAAAGATTCCCTGCACCTGAAGTAATCTCATCACCCATTTCCCATCGATCATTCTGGTATCTAATTCTACCGTTGGTTAATGTTGCGTGTTGGAATTGAACTTTACCATTGAAATCAGCGATCTTATCCCATTCCCCGTCCATTCCATCACCACAACCTTCAATATAGAAGCCCGTGATATTTTGTGGATCGTGTAATTCTGTTCCAACTTGGTCATGCCAAGTCTTAATAAAACCATTATTACCAGAACCAACCCAAGATTCTAGTGTGCCGTCATAGAGTTCACTTACTTTAAAATCCTCTTCGGCATCATCACTATCTCTTCGAACTTTAATGGTTGTTGGATTCTCTCCAGTAAGATCTCTCAAACTATATGCGACTCTTGGGCTGCCATGTTGAGTCCATAGATTTGACATCGGGCTAGCATCCCAAAATGTTTTTGAAATCTCACTTGGTTCTGATTCTTGTGTTGGATGAATCAGTTTATGACGGCAATTCATATAGACTTCTTCACCTCGAATAGTGGTTCGAATTCCATCGGTACCAGTTGCCCATAGAGCGCTTTGTGCACCACCTGGGTCGGGTGGATTATTATCGTATTCCCAATAAGGATTTTTGTATATGTCTTGCCAAGCCATAGTTTTTATTAAGAAGGATTATC